GATCTTTAAAACAAGGGGCTATTAAGTGGTGGGCTAACGACATACGACTTTTGCAACAAGTTGATTTAAAGCCAAGGGGGGTTGAGCAAAGCACAGCAGACATAGAAACAGCTATGCAAGCTATAACCGAGTATAGCAATACTGAATTCTTTCCAGACGTTGAAAGTGGCGGAGCATTTAGAAAGAAATTTTCTAAGATTGAAAACTTTTTAAATCCTAAAAAAGCTAAAACTAAAGAAGTTAAAATTAAAGAGCTGACACCGGAAGAAAAAAAGAGATGGAGTGTTACCGTCGCTAAATCTGAATTAGCTAAAAAGCTTCGTACCAATCCAGCCAACCTTACAGAAAAGCAAATTAATTCAATTATAGTGGGTAATATAGTAAACGAGAATTAATAAGGAGTAGTAAAAAGGTCGGTATGTACCTTAGAGAATTTTTAACAGCTCTATGAGCTTAATATTAACCTTAACCAAAAAACAAAAATGACTGAATTTGAAGATTTTAAGAGGTGGACAAAGCAAAGCAACCTATCTCTTTCTAGTACTAATAATAAAGATTTAGAATGGCAACCAATTAAAACAGCACCTAAAAATAAAATAAAATTTATAGCATTAATTGATAATTTACCCTATTTAGCTTATTATGATGGGCCGGATAGATTTATTTATCGAACTCATGGCAATATAGCTGCTGGACAGACAACTATAAAACATGAATTTGATGGAAAAGAGCTTGACTTAATTATTAAAAAAGAAGAGGAAGCTAACTATCAACCTCAATCTTATTTGTGGCGTGTAGGTTTTGAGTATAAACCTACTCATTGGCTACTCTTACCTACCCTACCTAAAGATTAAATTCAAAAATGAAAACAAAATGACTGATTTAGAAAAAGCCGAAAAAATACTAGCACAAAGCCATATAGAAACTGACAACTTGATAGATGATCTTGATGTAAGCGGAATAATCCCTACATTCAAAGAAGTCATCAAAGACTCAAATGAGCTTTTAGAAAATAATGATGACTAGTCAATTATTATTATGCTTAATTTGACATTTATTGCTTAATTCATTAGAAAATAAATATGGCAAATAACGAGAATTTAATACAGAATACAGATCGAAGCCCGAGCAAAGCCCGAGAAGAAGACAAAAAAAATGGCAAAGATGGAGGCATAGAGAGCGGTAAAGTAAGAAGCAAACAGAAAAGCTACAAAGAAATATTTGAATTATTGCAAGAATGCCCGGTCAATAAAGATAAAACAATTAGTATTCAAGCGGAACTAGTGCCTGGGTCTATAGTGTCTAAGGATGTTAATTTAATTGATTATTTAGTAACAAAATATCCTAACCTGTCAAGTGAAGAAATAACCAATGCTACTTTTGCGTCAATAAAAATGCTTGAGTTGATCGACCATCCAGACGCTAAGGTGGCAATAAAGGCTTTTGAGGTGGTAAGAGATACTAGCGGACAAAAGCCAGTTGATAAACAAGATATAGCTCATAGCGGAACTATGGTTGCTAACTACAGCGTTTCACCTGCTACCGAGGCAGCTACATTAAAAGCCCAACAAAAACGAGAAAAAATTGATGAGTAAAAAAATAAAACTACTAAAAAATCACAATTCAAAATATAGTTTAGGCGAGATAGTAAGTATCAATATTGATAATTATTACCCTAAGATTACGCTTAATAAAGCTGGGCGTAACTTTTTTAAAAAACAGGTAGCTTTAAAAACTTACTCATATGATAGAAAGTAATATCATCAATATAGATGATCCAATACCAGATAAACTATTATTTTTCACTCAAGAAAAAAAGCGATATAAAGTTGTTAAAGGTGGACGTGGCAGTGCCAAGTCGGAATCAATAGGTCGCTCCTTGATTGATCTAACGTCTAAAAAACCGCTTAAAGTCCTTTGCACTCGTGAATACCAAAATTCCATTAAAGATTCTGTTCATAGCCTGCTTAAACGCTTGATTAAGCTTAAAAAGCTTGATAATCCAATATTGCGCAATCATTTTGTAGTATTAGAAACTAAGATTTTTAATGCTAATGGCAGTGAGTTTGTATTTTCAGGGTTACAAAATATAGAAAGTCTTAAGTCTATAGATCAAATTGATATTTGCTGGATCACAGAAGCCTCAAGCGTAAACTTCAATAGTTTTAAAAAACTCACTCCGTCGATTAGAAGAGAAGGCTCTGAAATTTGGATTGATTTTAACCCTGACTCAGAAGAAGACCCTGTTTATACAAGATTCTGTCAATATTTAGATTCTGAAGGTGAAATACAAGATATGCCTAAGTCTTACGAGTCAAAAAACGTGATTCTTGAGACTATCAACTGGGATGAAAACCCGAACTTCCCTGATGTATTGGAGATTGAAAGGCAAGAGTGTTTGAGGACAATGCCGGAAGAATACGATCATATCTGGGGCGGTGAGCTAAACGTTAAATCAGAAGCCTTAATTTTTAAAGATAAATTTAAGGTTAAAGATTTTGATTACCCAGATATTAATAATGTTGAATATCAAAGATATTTGCAGGGTGCGGACTTTGGCTATACTAAAGACCCTAGCGTTTTAATCAGGTCTTTTATTCAAAAAGAAGGAATAAAAAAGAATCTTTATATTATCAATGAAGCTTATGGCCATAAAATAGAAATTAACGGCTTAAGCTCGTTATATAATGAGATTCCAAACGTCAAAGACTGGACGATCAAGGGCGACTGCTCAGAGCCAGCAACTATATCTTATCTAGCGCAAGACTATGATGAGGAGACGGACGAAAAAGGTTTTAATATTGTTTCTTGTAAAAAATTTCCGGGGAGTGTTCAAGCTGGTATTAACTTCTTAAGGTCGTTTGATAATATTTATATTCACCCTCGTTGCATAGAAACAGCAAGGGAATTTAGACTTTATGCTTATGAGGTCGTCAAAAAAACAGGAAAAATAGCAAAGAAAGTAGGGGCAGACGGTAAAAGTAAATATGTTATTTTAGATAAAAATAACCATTGCATTGATGGTGTTAGATATTCCCTTGATGATTATATTGAGGATTCTGTAAGTCAAAATGTTGTTTATGACGAAGCTGACAATACTAACGACCTAACTTCTAAGTATAACTGGTAATTAAAAATAAATAAAGTAAATTTATATTTATGATAAAATGTTTAAAAACTAAGGAATATCTTTATAGAGAACGGTATTATAAGCACTATGCTACAGTTGTATATCCAATTAAAAGACTAGGGAAGTCAAATAATTTTATTAGTTATACAATACACAGTTATGCTGGATTATTAATCTGGGTTGATGGCAAATCATTGGTTATTAAACACAGGGATACTTTAGACTATTGTCATGGTACGATGAGTTATAAAATAAGTTCTTTAAGATTAGATATAAAAACGAAATTTATAAAAGGAAATAATAAACTAGGCGATCCTGGAAGTACTGATTATGTATTAGTAGTAAATTCTTTTAATTATAATTTAGGTCGTATTTATTCAATAATGACAACAAAGAGAAAGGCGCTCTTTTTGTTAAAAGAAATTAGGAAGTTAATAAAATAACTAGATAATTCAATCTTTAGAGTTAATAATATTAAAATTATCAATAATCTATTGAATTGTGGCCTCAATTTTTGACCTTTTAAAAAGAACTCCCAAAAAAGACGAAAGAGACCATAAAAACTTTATGGCATCTTCTACTCATGGAACTGAGATATTTTCTGGGGACTTCTTTGAGGAATATTTGACCGAAATATTAGGTAATGAATGGGCAAAGATTGCTGACCGTATGCGTAGGTCAAGCGATCAAGTCGGAATGCTGTTAACCCTAGTCAAAAATCCAATTATTGGTGCGACTTGGGATATAGATTTTAAAACAGAGACAGAAGAGGAAGAAAAAATAAAAGAATTCATTGAATTTAATTTATTTGAATTAATTGATTTTAACCAATTTATTGAAGAAGCTTTAACATTTATTGAATTTGGCCATTCAGTTTTTGAAGTTGTTTACAGACCACAAATCAGACATTTACTATTCCCAAACACAATCACACTTAAGAAATTTTCCTTTATTGACCCCAAGACTATTGAAGAATGGAACGTTAGAAGAGATGGTGATTTAGAAAGTTTAAGACAATGTGCCGATGGTGATTTACAAGTTGATGTAACTATTGAGGCTAATAAATTAATGACCTTTGCTATTAATAAGGAAGGCGCAAATTTTGAGGGTAGAAGTTTATTACGTCCTATTTATGGCAACTGGAAACGCAAGCAGGAATTCTTAAAAATTAAGGCTATGGGCATTGAAAGGTCTAGTATGGGTACGCCTATTGGAACTTTACCACAAGGAGCAGGTGACGACAAAAAAAGATCAAAATTGCAAGAAATATTATCAGCTTTTATTTCACACCAAAGAAGTACGGTTGTTGTACCCTTTGGTACAGAAATTAAGAATTTTGAATTATCTTTTGATGCGGATAAAGTTGAAAATGCTATCACGAAGGAGAGGCTAGGCATGTCTCAATCTTTCTTAGCTGGCTTTATGGAATTAGGCACAAGCTCAAGCACTGGCTCGTTTGCATTAAGCAATAATCTAATGAATATCTTCTTTGGTTCGATTCAATTATACGCTAATAAAATATCATACGAGTTAAATAAAACTATCAAAACTTTAGTTGATGTTAATTTCGGTGAACAGCTCATTTATCCAAAATTAAAAGCCTCAAACATAACAGATAAAATCGGTAAAGATTTTGTTGAACAAATTAGCATGTTAACTGATAAAGGTTATTTAGCTCCTAATCCTACAACAAAAGAATTCATTAGAAAGAAGTTAGACTTGCCAGAATCAGACTTAGAAGAAGAGGAGGTAATTATTGATCCTACAAAACCCGCTCAACCCACGCCACCACCTCCGGCCACCCAACTGTCAACTGAAAAATTAGTTACAAGGCATACCACTTCAGATGGCGTTTTACATCAATTTGATTATCAAGACCAGTTATGGAGAAAAGTAACAGACCATGATAAATCTATAACCTTTGCCGTTAAAAATAAAAACGCTGCCGTTAAACTAATTGAAGAAGACAAAAAGGATTTAAAAGATTTAATGCAAAAAGAATTAAAAGCCAGAAGAGATAAGTTGCTTAGTTCAAGCAAAAAAGTAATGAATTCAAGTGAGAGAGGCAAAAGAAACAAGGTGCTTGACCAAAGATTGCCGGATATTAAAAAATATAA